ATGCAAAACCCGACAGCAGAAGAAGGTGCAATATTAAAACGTGAGTGGTGGATGAAATATACTGATGAAGAAATACCACAGTTACAACACGTCATACAATCTTACGATACAGCTTTTCTTAAAAAAGAAACAGCAGACTACTCAGCTATCACTACGTGGGGTATATTTTATCCATCAGAGGACAGCCCGGCGTCTCTGATATTGTTAGATGCCATAAAAGGTAGATACGAGTTTCCAGAGCTACGGCGTCTAGCACTAGAGCAGTATGAGTATTGGAAACCTGAGACGGTAATTGTTGAGGCTAAAGCATCAGGATTGCCACTGACATACGAGCTTAGACAGATGGATATACCAGTGGTAAATTTTAGTCCAAGCAAAGGA